GGGCAATGTATACACTACAGAAACTGCAGCGGAAAAAGCAGATACTTCAGATACAGGTACTGCAGCTACAAGTACTGTAGCTACAAGTAACGTAGTAAACAAGACAGGTACGGCGGTAGTTAAGGACAATCAGTCTACATTTGGAGATGCTGGAGAAGGCAACGTCTGGGCTGTTCAACCGGGTACTAATGTTGTCACTAAAATGAAAGACCCTTCATCTAATAAAAATAGTGGAAGTAGTGGTAGCAGTTCAGGTAGTAGTGGTTCTTCCAGCACTAAAACTACTACTACTACTACCCGTACAGCAGCCGAAATACAAAAAGATATTAACGCAGAAGTTGGTGGCGGTAAGCCGTGGACATCTAAAGCTAATGACCTTGTAAAAGAACGAGACGCTGCTAAAGCTAACGAATCTTCTGGCGGAGGAGGAGGCGGAGGCGGAGGAGGCGGCGGTGGCGGTGGCGGTGGCTGTTGCTTTATTATGTTAGAAGCTCGTTATGGAAATGGTACTATGGATGAAGTAGTACGCCGCTATCGTGATGAATACATGACGGATCGTAATCGTCGTGGATACTACAAACTTGCAGAAGTACTTGTACCTTTAATGCGAAAGTCTAAAGTGTTTAAGTGGGTAGTAACAAAAACATTTGCCGATCCTTTAGTTTCATATGGTAAATATTACTATGGACAAGGTAAAGTAGGTGTGCTATACTCTCCTGTAAAGTCTTTCTGGATGAAAGTATTTAATGTCATTGGCGGCGAAACGGAGTTTATTAGGGAAAATGGAGAAGTTGTATAAGGAGCCATACACTAATTTTGATGTAGTAAACACTTATGAAGATAGATATATACATCACCCTAAAGTAAGTAAAGAAATATCTTTTGAAATATCTTTAGTAGAAACATATACGTTAGGCAAAAAAAGTTGGTGTGACGTAGCATGTGGTACTGCACACCACCTAAGAAAAGCTAAGGGAGACTTTAGTAGAACAGGTTTAGATAGATCAGATATGATGATGTCTAAACATAAAGAAGATACTACGTATAATATAAAGTACCTTCTTGCCGACATGTTAACGCACGTTCCTAAAACTCAATACGATCTTGTAACAAACTTCTGGTTTGGTTATTCCCACCAAGACACACTACATCAAGTGCTAGAGTTTTTTAACAAGATGATAGAGTTTACTAAACAAGGTGGTTCTATTATACTTTCGTACCACAATCAGTGGAATATATTTGATAAAATTCCATTGCACACAAAAGAACCTATGGGCGGCACTTTTAATTTTGAGGCAATGGTCTGGTCCTACGATGAACCTGATGTACCCGACAGTACTTATAATTGTATTGTACCGCATAAAGAATTAATAATAAAAACTTTTGAGCCACACTTTAAAAGTTTTACAATACTTCACTACCCCGCTAATCCAGAAGCAGGTGGTAAAGAAATACTTTTACTAGAAGGAAAGTACTAATATGGAAGAAGAAACATATACATTTGGAGATTACTTTAACGGTGTACAGCAGCGTTTACAAAGTTTGTCTGAAGATGAGATGAGTATTCTTGGTAAGTTAAAAACTTCTCCGCAAGGACAAATACTAGGAAAAGTTTTAGGAGAAGATTTGGGTTTATTAAATTCTAATATAAACTCTGTAAAGAAACGTGGATTAGCGGCACGTAAGTAATTCGCTATATATGCTCTGGCTACTCATCCCCCTACCAACACTAGGCTACGGTGGCCCCAGTTAGGAAAACTAAAATGAACGATACTATTATGGCAGAAAAAATGCAAGCTCCAAATAAAGTAGCATTTGCAAACCGCAAGTACACTAATGAAGAAAAACGTAAGATCGAAGAAGACGAGCTAGAACAACTTATTGCAGAACAAAACGGTGAAACTAAAAAAGAAGAAGTTGAAGCTGAACCTGCAAATGCTGAAGAACGTAGCTTTAAAAAACGTTACGGTGATCTTCGCAGACACATGCAAGAAAAAGAAAAGACTTGGGACGATAAGTTTAAAAACATTGAACGTCAACTTAAAGAGTCTACTGTACAAACTATTAAACTACCTAAGTCAGACCAAGACATTGACGCTTGGGCCAAACAGTATCCAGACGTAGCTGCCATTGTAGAAACTATTGCAATTAAAAAGGCACGTGAACAGTCTGCTGGCTTTGAGGAGCGTGTACGAGAAATTGATGAAATGAAAGCTAGTGCTCATCGTGAGAAAGCTGAAGTTGAATTAATGACCGCACACCCTGACTTTGGTGAAATTCGGGATAGCGACCAGTTCCATGAGTGGGCAGAAGAACAGCCTAAGTGGGTACAAGATGCGCTATACGAAAACGATAATGACTCACGCTCTGCATCTCGTGCAATTGACTTGTACAAATCAGACATGGGTATTAGAACAAGTAAACCTGCAAACAGTAAGGATGCGGCACGTTCCGTAAACAACCGTACTGATCGTAGCAAGCCTGACGCAAAAGATAGTGCAGGCGTATTTAAAGAATCGCAAGTAAACAAGATGACACCACAACAATATGAAAAGGCTGCTGACGCAATTATGGAGTCAATTCGTGGTGGTAAATTTATTTACGATATGTCGGGCAATGCTCGGTAAAAGCTATTGACATATAAATTATATATGATATAACTATATGTATGATATAATAGCGTTGGCCCCTATATGGTTACCCGACGTTATTAAACTAAACTTCCGCAAACAACATAAAGCTTTCGGACAACCTAATGTCTCATGGCCCGTTTTACTAGAAGGTTGGCCGACTTTCTAATAAACGCACCCTAGTAGAACTTAGCCTCTGTATAAAGTCATTAGTCGTTTGCATCTGTATCTAATGCTAGGAGAATTAATATGGCATTCGGAACCGCTGCTGGTTATGGCAACTTACCAAACGGTAACTTCTCACCAGTTATTTATAGCAAACAGGTGCAACTTGCATTCCGCAAAGCATCTGTCTGTGAAGCAATCACCAACTCCGATTATTTCGGTGAGATTGCAAACATGGGTGACTCAGTTAAAATCATTAAAGAACCTGAGATCACTGTACAAGCATACTCTCGTGGTACAACTATCACACCACAAGATTTAGACGATGAGGACTTCTCATTGACAATCGACAAAGCCAATTATTTTGCTTTCAAGGTTGACGATATTGAGGAAGCTCACAGTCACGTCAATTTCCAAAGCCTTGCTTCGGATCGTGCTGCGTATCGTTTGGGTGACCAGTTTGACCAAGACGTACTTGGTTATTTGACAGGCTTTAAACAGTCTGCTACTCATGGTACACCTGACACCGTTAACACAACCACTAACGGTTCAGTTGCGGTTTCTACTGCAGGTACTGACGAATTATTGTCTTCAATGAAAATTGATGCAGCGTCATTTGGTGGTACTGCAACGCAAGCTCTTGCTCTTGCAGCACGTACTGGTGGAGCTACAGACGCTACACCTGCCGCTGGTGACACTTTTCCATTGACAGTTATTGCACGTATGTCTCGTCTTCTTGACCAGCAAAACGTGGATACACAAGGTCGTTGGTTGGTAGTCGATCCAGTATTCATGGAACTGTTGAAAGACGAAGATTCTCGTCTGTTCAATTCTGACTTCGGTGGTTCTGGTCTTCAGAATGGTCAAATCGGTATGAACATCCACGGTTTCCGTGTATACCAGTCTAACAACTTACCATCAGTTGGTGACGGTCCGTCCTTTACAGGTACGAACTCTGCTACTAACTACGGTATGATTGTAGCTGGACACGACTCAGCTGTTGCAACTGCAGAGCAGATCAACAAAACTGAGACTTATCGTGACCCAGACAGCTTCTCGGACATCGTTCGTGGAATGCATTTGTATGGCAGGAAAATTCTCCGGCCTGAAGCCTTGGTTAACGCCAAGTACCATTTAGCATAAGGGAGAATAGAAAATGGCTACTATTTCAACACTATTGTTACCTGCTCACGGTAGTTCACAACGTGGACGTGCACCGTATATGGTACAAAAAACTATCGACCTTACTGCACAGGCAATTGACTGTTCATCTGGTGACGTAGTACAATGCTTAACCATTCCTGCTAATACACGTGTATTACACGCAGGTGTTTGTGTTGTTGCATCTGCAACTCAGAACACAGGCACAGACGCAACTGTTACACTTGGTGCAGCAGATGCGGATGAGTTTGTTGCAGCGTTTGACATTGACGGTGCGGCTGATGGTGCGTATGCTCCTTCCGCTACACCTGCAGCTGACGTTACACTTGCCGCTGCAGATACGTTGGACCTTACCTTTGCAGGTTCCGG